ACGTAAGCGCGATTCAATACGCCATCAGCGTCAAACTCAATCTCCACCTCGTCGTACTTGGTATTCGTGCCCTGATCCGAAAACACGATGACCGGGCTACTCAGCGTGGCTCCGATGCGTGGTTGGAATGTCAGTACGCCTGCTCGACTCATAAACACACGGCCCTGCTCAGCCTGATTGATTTGCGTTATGTAGCCCAGCGTGTTTGTACCGGCTGCCACGTTGTAGGAGCTGTCGTGGCCCATGTTGACCGTTCCTGTGTCAATGTTGGTTGGCCCGGTGTAGTTCACTTCCGGCAGTGCTAGAACGGTGTCAATGCGTTCGCCCGAGGTTTCCGCACTCGGGTTGAACGCAGCCAACTGAGTCTGCGACAGCAAATAAAAGTCATCAGCGCACGTGACCTGAACAGCATTAGGGCCAGCCAACGCGAACTCATAGTTGTACGCAATGACGTAGCCCACGAATAGGTATTCCGATGCCCGGCTGAGTCGTACTCGACGCATAGGCGCTAGCCCAGGCTTGTCGTTGGCTGGGTCGTAATAAGGGCTGGCAGTGTCGTACGGCCCGAGGATGCCTGTCTCATCGGTCATACGGAAGCTCATAGTGCCTGCACCGAACTGATCGTCAATGTTGCGACGACCTCGCCGATAAGCCACCTCGGTCACATACTCCGTTATGTCTGCGTATTGAGTATTAGGGCCGAGCGTGTAGCTCGTATTGTTCAGCACGCCCTTCGTTGCGTCATCCAGCCGAAATGAGTTGTAATCAAAGCCTGTGTCAAGCTCGAGCAGGTAACTACCTGATTGGACAACTGAAGCAGCCATGGCTACGCAATCTGAACGTCAAGTGGGCCGCTGCGACGGTTGTACTGTTTCAGCGCGTTGACGATGGTGTCACCCAGGCGCTCGTCAGCAATGGTGCTGTTCACGGTCACGTTGTACACGGCCTGCTTAGGTGCATAGGCGGCAGCTAATGCCGATTCCGCATTGGGGTTCACGACACGTCCGCCAACCACATACCAGTCAGGACTTGAGACACTGCCACCGCCAGCCATGCCACCACCGCCACCTCCACCGCCGCCGCCGCCACCGCCGCCAGTCGGGGCAGGCAACGACAATGGCGTGGGCACCGGCAGGTTCGGTATCTGAATCATGCGTTCCACTCGATCAGGGCCAGCCGTGACCGGGGCGCTGCCACTGGCAGTGCTACCGCCTCCGCCACCGATGCTGAAACGCGGCAAATTGATGTCGCTTAGCTCACCGATGTTGACACCGGGCAGCAGGTTCAGGCCGCGAATGACCAGGTTGATCATGCTGACGTAACTGTTGGCGATGCTCTCAAATACGCCAATGATGAAGTTGCCCATGGTCTTGAACGCGTTGGTGACGCTGCCGGTCTTAGCGACCAGCACGCCAAAGCCTGCGACCAGTAGCGCTACAGCTGTGACGACTAGGCCGATTGGGTTGGCAGCCATCGCAAGGTTCAGCGCCAACTGCGTGACCGTAATGACCTTCATGACTGCGTTCAGGGCAAGGATTGCACCTGCCAGCGAACCAACGACCGCCATGACCGCCAGCACTTTGTCAGTGTTGTTTTGTACGTACAAAGCGAACTTTTGTAGTACCGGCAGTAGGCGCTCGAGGATGGGCAGGAACGCTGCGCCGATTGATTCCTTGGTTTCGCCAATGGTGAGCGATAGGCGTTTCATTTGACCTTCAGCGCTGTTGGCAGCTACGGCTGCAGATCCACCGACCGTGCCAGCCACAGCAGCAAATACTTCGTCCAATGACGCGCCTTCTTTGATGAGGCTGCGTACTGACGGCAGCAACGTGCCTAGGGCCTTCGTATTGCCTCCGTAAGCCTTGGCAATGGCATCTGTGGCAGTGCCTAGGTCCACGCCTGTAGCGGCTGCAACATCGAGCGCCAGCGTCAAGCCGTCCTGGGCTGAGGTCATCTCGCCAGTCACTTGAACGAGCGATGCCAGCGCTGGGCGTAGCTCATCGTCAGCCACCGCGGCCTGCATCATCGTCTTTTCAATAAACGCCTCAGCGACCTTGACATTGGCTTCCCCGGCCAGCGTGTTATTGGTAATGGCCTGGGCGAGCAACGCTTGTGCTTTGGCATCCTCAATGGCTGCCTTTGTTGCGTCACCAATAACGACAGCCAGGCCACCAATCGCAGCAGCAGCCGGTAGGGCAGCCTTCTTGAGAGCGAACTGGGCTTTAGCGCCAGCGCCTTCAAGGTTCTTGAACTCGGCAACGGCCTTACTAATGCCCTTGCCGTCAAACTCGGAAATGATTGGGATTGTTACAGCCATTAGCGAGTCAGTCTATTCGTCGTAGCCTTGTTGATTTTCTCCACCACCTGCTCAAGGTTCTTATTGACCTGATCAGCATTGCGTTCATACGAAGGCCACATCAAGCGCGACGGAGCGCCATACAGACTTGACAACGCTGATGCCAGGCGATTGGGTGCACCTCGACCAGCCATGTCAAAGATTGTGCCTGCCGGGCTTTTCATCGTCACACTGAACACGGCAAGGCTGTTGCCACGCCTGCGATTACTGAAACGCGCAATGATGCTCTTGCTCACAGCGCTCTGTGCCCAGGGCATCAAACGTCCGCCCTTCCAATTACGTGACATGCCCGACAACGGCAGATTCACGACCTTGCCTCGAGCATCCTTGACAATCGGATCCACAATCGTCTTGAAATCCTTTTTGATTTCTTTGGCAAGCTCAGGTTCCATGCGTTGCAACTCGCGCAGCGTCTCCTTAACGCCCACAACAGTTACGGATGTTTCAGCCACGGTTTTGTTGCTTTCTCGCCAGCAATAACACGGTAGCCAAATCCTCAGAATCAAACTCAACGTCCGGGGGCCACCACCCGGTAGCCAACAGCAACTCCGCTAACTGGCGGCGGACGCTGTGGCTTCCGTAGGGTTTGCGTTGGCAGTCTCCACTACCTCAAAATCCTCTACGGATTGCAGCCAAGTGTCATAGTCGCGACCTTCACGTTTATTGACGTTCAGCTGATGCCAAGCCATGTACATGATGTCATCGATACCAATACCGGCCTGCAGATCGCTGGCGCGGCGCTTGAACTTGCGTTCCCACGCAGCAGCCGTTGCGATTGTCGTTGTGACTTGCTCTGTAACCAATTCCGCTGCTGGTGTCTTAAACGACACCTTAATGGTTAGTTTCACGGGGTCACGTCCTCAACCAGCGTTCCGCCAGTGATGGTGATTTCCACTTCGGACAGTTCACCGACCGAGCCATTCACGACATCAAGCGACTCAAGGTAGCCGCCAGTGATCTGAAATTCGGGGTTGGTGGTGCTGATTGCGCTGTTGGCATCAGCCTTTACAGCAACGTACACGTTGGTGCCGACCAGGCTGGTCAGGTCAATGTAAGTGCCGGGCGTGCTCGAGTATTCCATCAACAGCGTTGCCGTGACGGTCACGTTGGTGAGCCCACCGACGAATTGGCGGCCTGTGTTGCCGAACGACGTTGAGTCAAGCGCTTCACGCGACTTGGTGACAACCACGCTCTTGCACTGGTCTGTCAAGTTTTTGACACCGGCAAGGTTTACGCCAATTTGGAAGCCAGGGGTTGCAAGGTAAGTAGTTGCGTTAGCCATGTAGCGAATCTCCTCTACGTCGAGGGTCGCTGCTTACCCGATGGGCAGTCTAGTAGCGCTATGGGCTTACTTTGGTGTTAATCGTCAGCTCGTAGGCAGGGTAGTCAGCGCCACCGTACGACACCGTGGTGGGCCGTGCATCGGTTAGCCCAATCTGTGCTGCGCGTACCAGGTCAATGTGATCCAGCAAGCTGTCAAGCGTCCTGTTATCGCCGGTGCCCAAGGCAATTACCACGACACGGAATTCCATGTCCGCGACCACGTTGGTTGCCATCATGATGGTCGGAGCCTCGACCAGCGCGCATGGTGGGTTAAGGTTTCGTGGATCGTCAAACACTCGCAGCCCGGTAATGGTCTGGAGCTTGGTTACGAGCTGGTCGTATCCAGCCTTAAACATGTTCGACATGTCAGGCCACCTGTGGCTTATTGACTCCGAGCAGGCGCAAAATCTGACCGTAGTTGCCGGTCACCGGGCCACCAGTAGCCAATGGGTCAAACGATGCAAAGGCTTCGGTGCTGCCACGCTCGCGGTACAAAATCGCTGCGTACTGGACGGTGCCAAGCTTGACAGCGCCATCCGGCACGGTGCTAGGCGAGTCAAAATAGCCAGATTCCTCACGCTTACGGTACGCAAATTGGTTGGCTGCGCTTAGCGCCATGTTCGCTACGTCAAGGTCAGCGCTCGGGTTCGTGAACGTGAATCCGAGATAATCCTCAAGGTCACCAAGCACAATCCATGAGCAGGTCACCGAGTAGGTGCATGTGCCGGTCGCAGCTGCTCGATCTACGTCCGCAGTCGTGAGCGCGAACTGCACCTGATTCTGGATGATGGTGTCAGTGTCGTACTGGTAATCGCCTTGCTGCGATACGCCAACGAAGTAGTACTCCGGCAGGGCAAGGATTTTGTGCGTGCCATTCCATGGCGCGCCAATGCCCGACAGCGTTATTGACTGGCCGACCTCAAAGTTGTGAGGCTCAAGCAGTTGAACGATGGCAACGTTACTGACAACCTGCTTATGGGTTACCGAGTAAGTTGCCACCGTTCAATGTCACCTGGAGGGAGTGAACTTAGACGGCTTTGACGAACTTCGTTGCGTCAATCATCAACGTGGCAAAGTAGCCACGGAACTTGATGTAACGCGACAGCGAGCCGTCAGCGGCTTCCACTTGGATTGCGCCCTTCTGCTGCTCGAAGATTTCAAAGCCCGAGGGCTCTCCGACGATGAGCGCGCCCACTGGGAGGTTGCGATCAACCACGACCGTCAGGCCGAACGCGCTGCCAGCTGCGCCACCGGGCTGCAGGCTGCCAAAGGCGTTCATTGGGCCGACCTGTGGGAACAGTGGGCGATCAGCCGAATCGGACAACTTGCCGAGTGCTGCCCACTGGCCAGGGGCCACGAACAGATGCGTTGGCAGGTTGCCGTTTGAGCCTGAGAGGATGGTTGATGCAGCGTCGTACATCCAGCCAGCCCAGTAAGCCGGGTCGGTGATGCTTGCGCCGTTGAACACTTGCGTGACCGATGCACCTGCATGGAGGTTGTCGGCTGCCACGTTGTCGGTTTCGTTGGCGTAGATGCGCGCCATGTCATCGACCATGAGGCCGAGCACTTCTGGCTCAGTCCAATCCATGTCTTCTTCCGACAAGCGAACGTATCCGCCGTACACGCCCTTGGTGACGTTGTTGTTTGACACAACGAACGTGCCAGCATCGAGCGCAACGTTTTCGCCGTTGCTCGCGCCAATGGTCGTGTGGGTGGTGACTTCTGGGCGACGGAACACTTTGCCGCCACCAGGCATTGCCTTCACGCCGATTGCGTCAACGATTGGGCGCAAGCCACGGAAGTTGTTGTACACCGGGCCAACGATTGGCTCTGGCAAGATGCCAGGCGTGTCGGTCGTGACCACATCGGGTGCAGCAGCGCGAATGTTGGCGAGGAACTGTTGCGCCTCTGAACCGCCGCGAATGATCTTGCTGATGTACTCAGCTGCCGATGGCAACTTGAACTCAGCCTGGGGGGCAGCGAACA